AGACGCAGTGCTGGTACACTAAACAGTGGTGGACTAGGCGATATTGAACCGTTTGAAACTGCTTACCTAAACACATATTTGTTGAACAGTGGTAGAGCAGGAGGCATGGCAACATTCGATGCACTGGCTCAACACAGAGAAACATTGGGTAGACTGTTTGGAGAAAATCTCACATTTACTTGGAACACTGTAACTAAAAAATTGTTCTTGCACAGAAGAATCAAAGCAGACGATACTTACTACATGCACGTATACAAACAACGCAGTGATGAAGAACTACTACAAGATCCATATTGTGCTCCGTGGATCAAAGACTATGCACTAGCACACAGTAAATTGATGCTTGCTGAAGCACGTGGCAAGTTCAATACTATTGCAGGTCCACAAGGCGGTACAAGCCTAAACGCAGATGCATTGCGCATGGATGCACAAGCAAACATAGACAAACTAGAAGATGATCTCAAGTACTATGCTGAAGGGCAAGCAGGACTTGGCGTGATTATCGGTTGACAAACAAATCTAACTGCATTATTATTACATTATGATTATAGGAATTTGTGGACTTATTGGAAGCGGCAAGGGTTCTGTTGCTGACATATTGATAGAGAATCACAACTTTGAAAGACTAAGTTTCGCTGACAAACTCAAAGATGGCGTTGCTAGTGTTTTCAGTTGGGATAGAGATATGCTGGAAGGCGATACAGATCGCAGTAGAATCTGGCGTGAAAAAGAAGACGAATACTGGACAAAAGAAACAGGTATGTCTGTTACTCCTCGTCTTGTACTTCAGTTGTTTGGAACTGACTGTATGCGGAATGGATTTTTTGATGGCATATGGGTAAGTCTTGTAAAAAAGAAATTACTAGACAATCCAAACACTGACTGGGTATTACCTGATGTTCGCTTTGTAAATGAAATGCAAGCAATCAAAGATGTCAATGGTGAAATTTGGCAAGTACGCAGAGGTGAGTTACCTGCTTGGTTTGAACAACGTCGTGATTACGGCGGAGCAGTACCAAATGTACACCCTAGTGAATGGGAATGGATCTTACCTGATCCAAACTACAAGCAAATCATTCAAAATGATGGCACATTAGAAGAACTATTAGTCAAAGTTCAAGACATCATTAACTACTAGGTTTACCTTCATAACCCCCTGGATATATAGCACTTCTGGTAAATACTACTAGCAATTATTTTATCAGAGGAGCAAAATTATGGCATTAGTATCTCCAGGTGTAGAGCTATCAATAGTCGATGAAAGTGCTTATGGTGCCCCAGGCGCTGGAACAGTACCTTTACTACTAGTAGCAACACGCCAAGACAAAACAGATCCTACTGGTAGCGAATCAGACGGAATTGCCAAATACACTAAGTCAGCACAAGCAGGTAATGTTATTAAGGTTACTAGCCAACGTGAACTAAGCCAGTATTTTGGTAACCCAACATTCACTACAGTCGGAACAACAATTACACAAGGCAGTGAGACCAGCGAATATGGTCTTATGGCGGCTTATAGTTATCTAGGTCAAGGTAGTCAAGCATATATTGTACGTGCTGATGTTGATCTCGGACAACTAGAAGCAAGTACAACTGCACCGACTGCAACTTATGCAACAGACGGTGGTGTTCATTTGGACACAGACGCCAGTAAGTATGGTATTCACCAATATAATACTGCAACTGGCAAGTGGGTAGAAAAAACTCCTACAATTGAAATCAATGCAGACGATGGTACAGACCTAGTAGGTGATGTACACACACCAACCACAGCCGCAAGTGCCGCAACAGACGGAACATTCCTAGTTGTAGTACATGTAGACAATCAAGCGGCAGGTGGGCGTTTACTAAGTCTTGAATATTTTTATGGTGTAGGCGGCGCATGGGAAATCCTAGACAGTGACGGTGCACTTAGTAGTGGTGAAACTGTAACATATGATGAACACTATAGCGCACCAGTAGGCCCAGGTAACAATGATGTTTGGGTAAAAACTACACAGCCAGGCAATGGTATTAATCTAAAATTTTATGTATGGGCAAATGCATCTAGCACTTGGCAAGTAAAAACAGTACAAGGTGTAAGCACTACACAAGCTGACGGTGCTGGCGCAATTGGTGACTTTGTACCACAAGCAGGAACAAGCACAACTGCACTAACAACAAGCACAGCCGTAGTTGGTAACCTATTACTTGACCAACAAGCAAACACCAAAGCAACTATTATTGTACGTGAAATCACTACAGGTGGTGCAGTGGGCAACTTTACAACAACTGATCTTATTGCTCAAGCCGCTGTACCAACAGCCACAGTTGCTGACGGTACATATTGGTTTGATAACACAATCAATTCACTAGACTTGTACAGTGTTCAAGCAGGCGGATTTACTCCTGTAACTGCAACATATAGTTCAACTGCTCCGACAGCACCAGGTGGTGGTGATGTTTGGGTTGACACAACACTAGCAGGTGAAAACCAAGCTAATGAACGTGCATATCCTGTGATCAAAGTGTATAGTGCAGGCGCAAGTGCTTGGATTACACACACTAACACAGATCAAACTACAAGCACAGGTGTGTTGTTTGCTGATATTACAGACACAGCTGGTGATACTACTAACGGTGGTAATGCTACTACTATTACTGGTGCACCAAATCATGCCGTTTATCCAGTAGGCATGATTGCAGTCAACATGGCACAAAGTAAAAACACTGTAAGAGCATACAATGGCACAGCAGGTAAATGGAGAAACGGTACAAGCAACCATGCAGATGGTAGTGGACGTTTTGGACGTTATGCACAACGTGGTGTTATTGCAACTAAAATGCAAGCAGTAGCCGTAGGCACAGATCTTAGAGATCCAAGCAATAGATTCAGTCTTATTGCCGCACCAAACTATCCTGAGTTGACAGATGAAATGGTCAACCTAAACAGCGATAGAGGTGAAACAGCATTTATTATTGTTGACACACCAATGCGTAAAGATGCAACAACTGCTATTACATGGGTAAACAACTCAAATAATGCAAGTGAAAACGGTGAAGACGGACTAGTAACTAAAAACACATACAGTGCAGTTTACTATCCAGCAGGACAAACAACTGAACCGCTAAATGGTAACACAGTTGTTGTTCCTCCAAGTCACATGGCACTTTACACATATGCATACAACGACAACATTAGTTTTCAATGGTTTGCACCAGCAGGTAACACACGTGGTCTAGTACAAAATGCTACAGCGGTTGGACACATCACTACAGAAGGTGAGTTCAAATCACTAAGCCTAAGTCAAGGACAGCGTGACAGCATGTACACTGCTAAACTAAACCCAATTGTAACGTTCCCAGGACAAGGTACAATTGTATTTGGACAAAAATCTCTACACAGTACAACAAGTGCTCTTGATAGAGTAAATGTTGCAAGACTTGTTGCATACCTAAGAGATCGTTTCGACGAACTAGCTCGTCCGTTCTTGTTTGAAGTCAATGACGCACAAACACGTGAACGTGCTAAAATTGCGTTTGAAAGATTCCTTGCAGATATCCTAAGCCGCAGAGGTCTAAACGACTTTGCAGTGGTTTGTGATGAGAGTAACAACACTCCAGCAAGAATTGACAGAAACGAAATGTATGTTGATGTTGCAATTGAGCCTACAAAGTCAGCGGAATTCATTTATATTCCAATTAGACTTGTAAATACAGGCACTTTGGCAACAACAAACTAAAAAAAGTTAACATAACACATAATTAGGCGCTTCAGGGCGCCTAATTTTTTGAGCAAAAAACATAAATACGTATAGCCGGTATATAGAGGAGACTAATATGGCAGTTCTAACAACACTAGGTGTTCCAGACAATGCAGGAAACACCACAACAATCATGCCCAAGCTCGCTTATCGCTTTAGAGTAATTTTTGCAGGCGATGCGTTTAGTGCAGAGCCAACTAGAAATGTTATTACAGTAAGTAGACCTACACTATCGCATGAACCAATTCAATTGGATGCATACAACAGTAGAATCTACCTAGCAGGTAAGCACACTTGGGAACCAATTACAGTATCACTACGTGATGACGTAGACAGTTCAACACTTAGAGAGTTGAACAATCAGATGAATTTACAAGTTGACCATGCAAACCAAGCAAGTAGCAGAGCAGGCGCTAGCTATAAGTTCAAAATGACAGTAGAAACACTAGACGGTGCAAATCCAACACCAGGTGTACTAGATAAATTTGAACTAGCAGGTTGTTATATTACAAATATCAACTACGGTGACATGGATTATTCAAACAGCGGTCAAGTTACAGTACAGATTCAGGTACAGTATGACAATGCTGAAATTTATGATGCGGCAGGTAATGCCACATTGACAGGCGCAGATATCGACCAAACAGTAAGTAACGCTACTGGTGGCCAAGGCTAATAAAGAGGTAGGCTAATGGGTTTAATCTATAATACCGGCCCCTATAATGCCGCCGCAAAACACTTTGGTGCAGACGATTCGGTACACACAAAACTTCCAAGGCAAAGTTTTCAGTTTAGTATTCAATTTATACTGAATGAAAACGTTGCTATGGGAGATGATAGTTTTGGTCGTAATTTTACTTTCAATAGAGTAAGCAGTGTAAGTTTGCCTGACTTTGATTATGATGTCAGAGCAATGAACCAATACAATAGAATGCGCTACATTCCAACTAGGATGACTCCGGGTGCAGTAAACATAATGTTTTACGACACCAAAGACAATCAATTTCAAACACTAATGAAAGCATATGGAGGACATTATTTTCATGGACATGAACTTGGCGAAAGTCCGTTCAACGGTTACAGTGTAACTAATCCAGACTATGAAAATGGATCATTCCAAGTAATGGGTGCCAAAGCAGTGCCTGACAATGCTAGATTTTTCTTTGAAGAAATTAGAATACACAATCATGATACTGCACAAGGTGGCAGAACATTTAGATTATACAATTGCATGATGCTGAACAGCAATCATGATAGAGCAGATTACAGTAACAGCGGACCGCTACAATATACTGCAAGTTTTCAACCTGAACATATTGACATTGTTCCATTGAGCGATAGTAGACCCAATTCAGAAAAACAAAGTGCAGTAACAGGCAACACCACAGCAAGCACAGTAGCCAACAGACCAAACAGTGTTGACGTTAGTGGAGGTGGTGGTAGCACA